TCGTGGCAGTGACGTAGTAGTAGTTGCGCTGCGTCTTCTGCACAGACGAGATGCGCTTGACCTCCACGCGATGCAGGTCGCCATCCATCTGGATCACGTAGTCGAACGGCTCGTGTCCAGACATCCCCTTGAACACGTGCCACCCCATGGTGGCGGCGTAGGTGATGAATCGACCCTCGCCCTCCAGCCCCATCGTGTGAGTGGGGTGAGCGTCACGACTGTTCGCTGCCGACATGCGGCTCCCCTAACTCATCCGACGATGACTCTCGCAATGCATTCGAGTTCCCCTTCGGCACGTCCCAGATGGTGTGCTCACGACGGATGTACTCTAGGAACGCATCGCGCTCCCTGTCGTACCGTGCGAACAGGTGGCCGAGCCTCTCGATGGCGCTCACTTGTTTCCTCCCCTGCTCAGGAGCCAGACGAGGGGGCGAAAGACCACCTCGTCGAGGACGATAACGAGCCACTGCATGAGTGGCGACTGGACGTTCACGACTCCTCCGGGCGGAACTCGTTGGTGTGTATGGTGTCTGCGATCACACGCTTGATGAGGACGCAGTAGACGCAGGCGTGGGCTGGAACTAGGGCCTGCGTCCTCTCCGTGTGCAGGCAGAACTCGTGATGCTCACTCCGTCCCCGCACAGCCCGTCCCCCTCCATGCCTTGATGCCACCGTTCTGGATCGAGTGCACGAACACTGCGTCCTGCACCCACGCTGGGGCGGCAGACGCGGTGGCGTACTGCCGTGCCACGAACTTGCCGTCGACCTTCGCCCACTTAGCATTGCCCTGCCATGTCGACGACAAAAACTGGTAACGGCCTGCCGCAGTGGACGTCGGGTTCTCGGCAACGTAGTGCCCCGAGTGCAAGGACTCGTGGCGTGCTACGCACAGAGCAAGCGAGCGGATCCACGTGGGCACATCATCCCACACTGCACGCACGTTGCTGTCGAGGTAGCGGCCAGCGCCGCCACGGTCGGGGCGAGATGCCTCCCACTGTCTATCGCTGTCGTTTGTTGCAGCCTCTACGGCTGCGCTCACTAGTATGTCGAACATTGGTTACCTCGCTATTCGTCGGCCTCGGTTGGGGCGCGGACAACTGACCAGCAAGACGAGCACACGGCTTCGGTGAAGTAGCCCGCTACCTTGTGCTCTTCGAACCATGCCAACAGCAGGAACACGTTGTTCCCACAGAGGCATGTATGTGTGGGGCCTGCCCAGAGCAGGTCATCGTTGACCTGACCCTCGAACAGGCACCAGATGGGTTTGAGTTCAAGGCTTTTGGATAAGGCGAAGGCCGACCGAGTGCTGGCACGAGCAGCCTTCGTACTTGTCGTGCCGAGCCTTCGCCACGGGGAGCCAAGCCTTTGCCAGAAACTCATCGCCGTTCTCCAGATCGTCTAGGCTCTCAGCCTTGGCTGAGCCGCCACGCTTACACGGGTCGCAGGTTGTTCTTGTATTTACGTCGGATCGAACCTTGCTCATACATGTCGATGAAGCGGGGCATCAGGAAGGCGAACACCTCACGCTGTTCGCATGTCTCGCAGCCACAGAACGGCTCACCGCTGAGGGTGTCGAGAACTTCGACACCACCTTCAGGGTCACCGTCGAGGATGCCCTGATACAGGTTGCTCATGTACTCGTCGAACGCACGCTCGACGATCTTCATGGGCAGTGCGTCCCACGTGTAGTCGCTGAGTTCTACTCCCATGCTCTCCTCGATTCTGCTGCACGCAGTTCCCCTGCCGTGTCATAGAACGTCATGCGACGGGGGTCCAGCCATGCGGTGACGTAGTCCTCGCCGGATGGCGAGGGCACTGCGGTTCTGTGCTTGACGCAGGCAATCCGCATCTGACCGTCGTTCGGCAGCATAGCCAGCGACAGGATGACCTCGGGATACTGGGCCACCTTGCCTCGGATCTGGCCTCGTGAGTACGGGTACTCACTCGCATTCTTGCTGCTCGACTCGTTGACGTGGTGAAGCACGACAACGCACGTGTCCTTGTTGCGGGCCAGTGAGTGCAGGCTGGACAGGACGTCGATCAGTCCTGCGAAGTCACCCGCATCCCCTGTCACACAGTTGAGGAGGTTGTCCACCACGACCATGCGTGGTGGCTGGCCGTAGACCTCCTCGTATGCCAGCAGTTCAAGGTCAATGTCCTCGATGCTGGGTGCCGGGTCGAAGCAGAACTGGATGCCAGCATCCGTGATGTCCTTCATTGCGTCGTCGATGATGTCGGCGGCGCTGGTTCCCACCATGGCCTTGACTTCCTCGAACGTGTACCCGGTCTTGATGGCTGCTGCCCGGTACTCCGTCGTGCGCTTGTCCGTGTCTGCACTGAAGATGAATGCAGGCACGTCCCGTGCAATCGGGTACCAGAGAGCGAGCATGGACTTGCCGCCGTTCGGCGGGGCCACGACCATCACGATCTGACCCTGCTCGAACAGGATCCCCTTGGCTGTGAGTGAGGGCAGGAGTTCAGGGAGGGGCGATGGTGCCGCCCCTCCCCTTGCTTCCTGTCCTACTTGGACAAGGCTCTGCATCTACAGCCCCGTCACAGACACGATCTGCGACGTGTTGATCACGATGCCGGACTGCGAGTCCTGATCGAACACCTCGATGAAGTGCTTGCCGATGCGCCACGGCTGCTCAGGATCGAGGAACGTGGACAGCGTCAGCGACTTGTTCTCCCACATGGAGTCGACCGCGATGCGGTCACCGTTGGTGAGAGCGATGTTGAGCGTGGACATAGTGCCTCCTAGTTGGGGTAGGTGTGCTGGCTAGAGCCAGATGATGTCGGCCTCGACCGCGCCCTTGGCGAACGGACGAGGACCCTTGGACGGGTCGACGAAGGCCTTGCGGGCCTTGCCGTTCCGGTCGGTCCACTCCTTCAGCACGTACTGTCCACGACCGTCGGGCAGAGCCGGAGCCTCGGGGTGCGAGTACGTCCACGCTGCGCCGTACTTGTCCGACTCGACGGACGGGCCAGCGGTGCTGACCGGGGCGGAAGCCACGGTCGTCTCGATCACGGTCGCACCGATCTCAGCCTTGACGGCTGCAACGGCAGGAGCATGACCGCCGAGGGACTGGATGTCACCGATGGCATCTGCGATGCGCTCGTCCGATGCCACCTCGATGAGGCGGGACACGAACTCGTCCACGTTCTCACCACGGATGGTGAACAGGTCGCCAGCGATCTTCGTCGTAAACGACAGTGGTGCCTCACTCATGTTACTCATGTTGCGTGCCTCCTAGGCAGTTGTGTTGGTGTACTTGTAGGTGAGAGCCTTGGCGAGCAGGGCCTCGTCATCGACGACGGCCATCACTCTGGTGTTGCAGTAGAAACACAGCAGGCCACGGACGCGATCCGTGTCGTGGCAGTGGTCAACGTGCCACATGCCTCGGCCACCGGGATTCGGTGTCTCGCAGATGGCGCATACCCCGTGTTGGGCATCAAGCATAGCAACCTCCTCTTCCGGGGTGAGGCCATAGAGGCGCTTGCGGTCCTCTGCTCGCTTGCACGTCTTGCACACGGGGTGCAATCCGTCTCGCCGCTCCGAAGAGCGGTGGAAATCTGACGTTGCAAGCGAACGCTTGCATCGTGAGCACGTCTTCATGTTGCATTCACTTGGTAATGAGGGGAATCGGGATCAAACTTCCACGCATCCACTCCACCGTTGGCGAAGCAACTGGAGGATACGTCACAGGTACGACATCCGTCACCGACGTTGGCGAGGAAGATCCCCTCGCTGATCATCTTGGCAGTCAACTCGAACTGCTTCGTGAAGTACGCATCAGTATAGCGAGTCAAGTCGGCGGGGTCCGTCAACTCCGTTGCCCTCGTCATGAAGAACGCACCGACCGACGGCCTGACACCGATGGTCTTCTCCAGCGCGAGGGCGTACTGGGCGAGTTGCAGTACGGACGACGGCTTGCGTGTACCCGACTTGAAGTCCACGAGCAGCACCTCGCCGTCCGGCGTGATGTACACGCAGTCAAGGAACCCCTTGACCAGCACCTCGCCGAAGTTGGCAGAGACCTCAGCCTCGGAGAACGGGGTGTCGTTGATGGCGAAGATCTTCATGCCGCTGGCAGGGAGCCAGCGCATGTAGTCAGCACACTGACGGTAGCCGTCGCGGTACCACCAGTCGAGATCCTCGCGCTCAGGCTTCTCCTTGGACACACGCCCGGCCCTGCGCCACTGGCTGGGGTGAACGCTGCTGGACTCCTTGGCGTTGTCGAGGGCGGTGTTCCAGCAGCGGTCCCACTCCGCACGCAGATCTAGGGCGTCCAGTGTCCCGAAGTAGAACGCCTTGTTGATGGAGTCGAACGTGTCGTGGAGTGCAACGCCGCCGACCAGCCACACCGACGGTGTGCGCGGGGCCTGCTGGATGCGGTTGAGTTCGTACGCCTTGCCACACCGAAGCATCTGTGTGTACTGGCTATGACTGAGGTGGCTCACGCTTGGGGCTCCTTGGTTCTGGGGCGGAGGGCGGTGGTGTCCCGGTTGATCTCACCGTAGCACCACGGCCTGACAAAGTCTGGGTCTTTCACGGCGTGTCGCGTTGCCACGACGCGATTCACCCATCACGATAGCAGAGCGGCTTGCCGCGGGGGTCGAACCTCCAGACGGGTGACGGGAACGTTCCGGGATCCCTGAGGGGTGAAGGTCTCTCCTACCTGTTGGGGGGGTAGGGGGGGCCTTTCTCCTCAGGGATCCGGGAATGATGGGTGGATGGGTGGATGGGTGGACGGGGCCGTGAGAGCCCCGTTCACCCTTCATGGTCTAGGGCCACTGGTATCGTGGAGCACCTTACACCCGTGAAGGAGCCAGCCATGATGCTGAGTGAAGCCATCCAGATGTTCCGCGTCTCCCGTCAGGCTGACGGGTACGCGGCCAACACCGTGAAGAACAATCACCACCTGCTGACCCGAGTCCTGTCGATCACCGGGGACATCGAGGTCGCCTCGATGACCGCCAGCCATGTTGACGTGGTGATGGCGTGCGAGACGGAGCGCGGGCTAGCGCCCGGCTCCCTCAACGAGTACGTCTCCACCCTGTCGGCGTTCTCGAAGTGGTGTCGTGCCCGTGAGTACATGCGTCCTGAGCAGAACCCGGTTGCTGGTCGTCGCTACCGCAAGGATCCCCCGAAGCAGCGGGACATGATCCCGCTGTCCCTGTTCCCGGCTGTGTTGGATGCGGCTGAGAACCCTCGTGACCGCTACCTGATGGCACTGGGCCTGTACACGATGGGCCGTCAGTCCGAGGTCAAGGCCCTGCGGGTCCGCGACCTCGACCTCCAGTCCGGGTACCTGTCGGTGACCGTGTTCAAGACGAAGGAGACCGACCGCATCCCGATCAGTGTGGAGTTGGACCGTGAATCCCGCCGCTGGCTGACAGCGTACACAAGGGAGGTCGGACCCCTCCGGCCTGACCACGTCCTCGTCCCGTCGTACAGGTCTGTTGGGTTCCAGCAGTGGGAACTGTGCCCCACGTCGGTGGTCTCCAAGCCTGAGGATCTGGTGAAGCGCACCCTGCGCCGTGCTGGCTGGGTCCCTCAGGACTGGACGGGTATGCATCTGCTCCGCCGGAGCAGTGCCCGTGCCCTGTTCGACGAACTGTCGGCGAAGGGCTACGACGGTGCACTCAGGCAGGTGCAGACGTGGCTGCACCACTCCTCCTCCACCATGACGGAACGCTACCTTGGGCTGACAGTAGACCGTGAGGTGCGGGACAAGGAGACACGGGGCCTGTCCATGTTCCCCTCGCTGGCTGATTCCGGTGTTGTCGCACTGCACCAAGTGGCTGGATAGCCCCTAGGAAGCCCTAGAAGGGGCCTACAACGCACGAAAAGCGGGGAGGGGTACCATAAGTACCCCTCCCCTAACTACGCCCGTCCTAGGGCGCTAAGCGTTTACATGCTTTCGAGCGCTTCGAGCACCTCCGGCTCCAGCAAACCCGTCACTTCCATCCCGCGCAGGGCTTGGAAGCCCCGGATCCTGTACGTGAGGTCCTCCGTCCACTCCTCCGTGTACGGGGGGATCCCCAACTTCACCTTCGCCATAGCGATACGGGATCCCGTATCACCCGGCCCCAGTGGGTACGTCACCGCGTCGTCCTGAACGAGATCTGAACGATCCCGCCGAACCCGCTTGCACGGGTAGGCGGTGCCACCTGAGTGAACGACGCATCCTCAGTGATCCCCGTGTACACCATCCCCGACGCCCGTTCCTCAACAAGGATCGTTCGACCGGAAGTCAGCCGCTTCACCAGATCCTGCCACCGCTTCGCCGCCCTGCCCTCGTACCCGGACGGGACACCGAAGGTGTCCCTCTCGAAGTCGAAGTTCAGCAGCGGGAGAAGCACAGTCTCGCCCCGATTATCGGACGTAGGCCAAGCCTTCATCGACCACGCAGTGATCACCGGAGCCAGAGTGCCAGCCCCATCGGGCTGCACGTCAAACCTGACCGCCATGCTGGAAGTAGAATGCCGGGCGCCCACGTCGAACTTCGCCTCCGTGCCCATCCCCGTCACCACCGTGCCAAGGCTGACCGGCTTCCACTCAGGTGACAGCGACGACACCTCGACACTACCGCCCGGATTGGAGGAGAGGATCACCTTCACGCTCTCGAACGTCTTGCCCTCCCACGTGCCGAACCGGATCTGACTGGTGTCCAGCCACCCCTTGTCCAGCACCGTGGCACTGGCGTGCCACAGGTTGCCAGCATGATCCATCATGAACGCAGCCCTAGGGCCAGTCACCACCGCAGCGTCCACCGACGCCGACCCAGCAGGGAGGCGAAGCCAGTTAGCCCACGGTGCACGACCATCCTCACCGATCTCCGACAAGTCGACCAGCACGATGCCGGGCCTGCCGTCCCCGGCATCAGCCGTCGGGTACGCCACGAACCTGTCGAACATGGAGAAGCCACCGTCATGCGTCGCCGACACCGGAGAACCCAGTAGAGGGCCGTACTGCACACCGCCGCGATCCACCAACTGACCGACACGAATGCCAGCCGACGTGGAAATAGCGATGTACGTACCCAGATACGTGGCGATGTCCTCAACCCGCTCAGTGGCAGGGAACTCTGCGACCGTCAGCAGTGCACTCAGCGTAGGCAACTTGCCCTCGTTGTCGAGGACAGTTGCAAGGATCGACGAACCAGCGTCACCGTACCCAGAGAACAGGATCTCCTGAGGGCCGGAGGCCACACCAGTCCACACCCACGACGGGTCACCCATGTCGAACTTCACCGTTGACTTGGTCACGTCAACCGCTGCCCCACCCAGTGCACCGGGGATCTCGTACATCGTCTGCCCACTCGACACCATGCAGCGGGACTTCACCCACCACGTCTTCGGGTTCACCACGTTGGTGAACGCATCAGTCGGTGTAGTGAACGCGGCAAGCGGAGTGGTCTGCACCACCGTCGGCAGTTCAATCAGCAGATGGTCACCAGCGATAGTCAGTCCCTGTACCACGCCACTGGCAGTGATCGCCGTGACACTGGTGCCCTGAACCTTCACCACCTTCGTGCCGTAGGAGATGAACACTGCGTCCTTCGACACAGCCATCGAGCCCTTCACCGCTGACGCTGGCAGGCCAGCCGCAGACAGGTCGAACATCTCCATCCTTGGCAGCAGGGACATCTCACCGGGACGTGTGAACACGTCCATCCCCGCAGACTTCCAGAAACGGCGGGAGACAGTGTCATCGCTCATTGACTCCATGAACAACTGATCCGAACCGAGCGACCAGTCAGACTGCGACCGGACCCACCAGCCTTCAAGGCTGTTGTCGCCGGGGTTGTCGCTCGTGTCGAACTGGTCCTTGACCAGTTTCGTCAACTGCCTCTGATACGGGTAGTTGTCGGAAGCAGCCGACAGGAAGTGGATCCCGCCAATCGAGTACGCCCAGTCCGTGTCAGGGTTGTCTTCATAGGCGAGGTCATCACCAAGAGGGGAGCCGAGAGGATGTGGGACGCCGTGAATCTCATCGTTACGCCACTTCATCAGGCTCATGACAGAAGGTCACCCCACGTGTCGGCTTCCTTCGTCACCACGGTGACACCATCGAACCGATGAGCAGCCCTGCTGGCGAGGCGGAAGTCCTCAGCCAGCACGCCGTGCTTCACCTTCGACCCAGTGCCATGCGGCAGAGCCGTGTACCCGTCGTACCCACGCAGCACAGTGAACCGTGTCGCACTGATAGCGCCAGTGACCAGCACGCCCTCCTCGTTCGAGGCATCAGGGCTAAGGATCAGGGTGAACGGAACCGAAGGGAAGCCCGTTGACTTGGCGACAGTGATCTCCGTGGCGGTGCCATC